TTAGAAATGGAATTATAGGTGTTAATAAACAAATACCAGAAGGAACTCTTGTAGGCTCTCGTTATGATGTTAATGCGTTTCAAGACTTTGGGACGTATGTAGGAACAATACATGATCCTGCTAAACAAGGGAATGTATTCGGTTATTCTCCTACAGCAGCTTTAAAAAATGTTGTATTTGAGACAAAAGAAGGCGCTTCTTTAAAAATTGCAAAAGGAAATCCAAAGTCTCCTGTTATTAGAATGGAAGGAAACTGGGTAGAACATTCCCCTGAAGAGTTAAGAGCACTTGCAGTTGAAGCCTTAGAGCAAAACAAAAATCTACCACTAGCAGAACAAGAGTGGGTTCAAGTAGCAGTTAATCCAGCAAAAGGAGCAAGCTGGGTAGCTTTAGAAAAAACAGCAGACGGTGTAAAATCAATACCCATTACAGGTGCTTCTGAAGTCATACAAATAGGTAAGCTAGTTTTAGCTAAAAACCCTAAGTTTAAATCTTGGGACGATTACTACAAAACCGCTTCTTTCGAAGACGGCGGCGCGGTAAGCGAGGGGATTGGTTCTTTACAAGAAAAAGTTTACAAAGTAGACCCCGACATTTTTATTGAATACGGCTCTGGCTCTAGGGAAATACCTGAATACGTAGACGGTCAACGTGTAGCTATAAGAGAAAAATACAAAGAAGGTCGCGGCAATTTAGGTTTTAATGTAACTACGCCAAACGAATACCAGTTTGGTGCCGGAGCTTCTGGTCGATATCTTTCAGGAGAAGTTGAATTCCCTGAAGAAATACAGGCGTTTGGTGCTCCCGACAAAATAAATTATGGCGAAGGTTTAACGCCGGAACAATACTATGCCTATTACAGCACTCCAGAAGGATTATCTATTTCTGGTAATTACCGCGAAGGAAATCCTGATCAAAAAAGCGCTCTTGAAATAATGTTGTCTAAACAAATTAAATTCAAAAACATAGACGATCTGACCAAACGAATTGAGCGGTTTCTTAAAAGAAGATAGCCCCTAACACACCACTTAACACGATCAGTACTGCAATTACCAAACAAGCCTCACCTTCCGAAACAAAATAAGGATACGAACCTCGTTTAAAATCTTTTGATTTTAAGCTGTATCCAAGAAATTGTTTTGAGCTTCGGTTAAATCTTAAATTCCAGTTGCTATTGTCTTTCATAACGCCTCCTTAAAGTAACCAATCACGGGCTTGTTCGCCCAAAACTTGACCAGCAATATCAATTTTGCTTTTAAGCGCAATTAATATCTTTTCGTCGATAGTGTTTGGTGACACCAAATCAATGTATGTCACCTTGTTTGTCTGACCAATACGATGCGCTCGATCCTCCGACTGTAATCGAATCTCCAAATCGTAGCTGTTGCTGTAATAGATAACCGTGTTAGCCGCCGTCAAAGTAATACCGTAGCCTCCTGTTCGAGGCTGACCCACAAAGAAACGTAAAGGGCCGTCCTTGTCTTGAAACTCTTCGACAATAGTCTGGCGTTCGTCCTGCGGCGTTTCGCCGTAGTAGCAAGCCACTGATTCTTCACCATATTTTTCGGCTAACGTATCACGGATCTTTTTTATGTCATGAGTATACGAAGCCCAGATAATGACTTTGCCTTGCGTCTCATCCAAAATAGTTAACAACTCGTCCATCCGGTTGTTATCCAGACTCTGAATCTCGCCATCATCCGGTTGTAAAAAACCACAGCATATCTGTTGAAGCCGCATGATCTGCGTCAGCACACTAGCGGTTGTAGCTAACTCGCCATCTTCTAGTTTAGCCAAGGCTAACTTCTTCATCTGCTTGTACAACCGAGCTTGCTCCACGGACAACGGCACATCGCGTCGGATGTAGAGTTTGTCTGGCAAGTCGAGACAGTCTTCTTTAAGTATTCGATTACTAAACTTATCGAGATTATTATTAAGCTCATCTAAACGACGGTAACCTACGATCTGGTTAAAACTACGATGACCCATTGCACGTTGTTGCACGTTGGCGTAACGGCCTTGAAAAGCATAGTAGCTGTTAAATCCCAAGCACTTAGGATTCAAGAATTCGCATTGACTAAACAAATCCATAGGACTTTTGGTAACGGGAGATCCTGTCAGTATTCGTCGGTACTTGCTAAGGTCTTGTAACTTAATGATATTTTTTGTTCTAGCCGCTTTTCTATTCTTAATCGTAGTGCTCTCGTCGACAATAACCATATTGTCTGGATTCTTTTTCAAAAACACTTTAGCGATCTGTACACCTTTACTTGTGCTAAACGCTTCGACGTTCATAACAAATATTTTTATACCGTCGAACGGGTCTAACACAAAAGGCTCTAATTCGTCATGGAATTTTTGTGTAATATTAGGTTGCCAACGGACAATGTTTCGCGCTATCCTTTCAGGCAGATGCACGGGGATTTCTTTTCTAACCCAATTATCATAGACACCTTTAGGTGCGATAACTAACACTGCGTTGATCTTGTTTTCTTCGTGGAGTATAGCCATCGTGTCTATAGCAACTTTGGTTTTTCCGGTTCCCATCTCCATGAATAAAGCATAGTGCTTCGCGGCCCACGAATCACGGATCACGTTTAACTGGTGATCGAAGGGTTTGGTCTCGAATTCGTAGTTCTTCATTTTTTTCCTTTTGGCTATTGACATGTGTACGATATAGTATAATATACGTCTTTGTCAAGGCCCGATATGGTCTTTAACAACGAAAGGAGAAAAAATGGACTTGACGAAATTAATGGAGGAAGACACTAGTCCGAGCAAAGGCTCGATAGAAAGTCTGAATCAAGATGGTTTGAAATCAGTGGCAGACGTAGCAAAAAAGATTAGAGATAAGGAAGAACTTATTTCTGACCTTGAAGAAAAACTATCAGTCGAGAAGAAAGCTTTACTTAAACTAACCGATGAAGATTTGCCGGGGATGTTTATTGAGCTAGGCTTGAACAAGTTAGAACTCGATGATGGTTCAACAGTTGAAGTAAAACAAACATACGGTGCTTCGATTAAGGTAGATAACCGATCCGCCGCTTATGATTGGCTTCGGGATAATGACTATGATGACATTATAAAAAACACCGTAGCTTGTAGCTTTGGCAAGGGCGAAGACGAGGTCGCAAAAGACTTTGCAGAATTTGCGATGAAGAATGGTTTCGATGCCCAGACCAAAACGGAAGTTCATCCGCAAACACTTAGGGCTTTTATTAAGGAACGAGTCGAGGCAGGTGACGAGTTTCCAATGGAGCTTTTTGGAGCATGGGTAGGGCAACGTGCGACGATTAAACGTAAAAAGGGGAGTAACTAATGGCAACAAAAACTGAAGTAGCGAAGAAAAAAGAACAGGGTATTACTATTTTTGATCCATCTATCTTTGAGCAAGATGCAGGTAAGGGCTTGGAAAACGTAGGTCAGGAAGATTTGGCGCTACCTTTCGTTAAAGTCTTATCTGGTAATGATCCAGTTCTTGACGAGAACGAAGAGGCTCGTAAGGGGGATATCTACAACACCGTTACTGGTAAAGTGTACAAGGGTAAGACAGGTATAAAGGTTATCCCATGTGCTTATCAGAGACGTTTTATTCAGTGGGCTCCTCGTGGTTCTGGCAATGGAGCACCAAGTGCTATTTACACGCCTCAAGACCAACGGCCTAAGACCGAGCGGTCAGCGGAGGACAACAAAGAATATGTTGTGGGAGGTAATGGCGAATATATTGAAGAGACTCACCAACATTTTGTCTTGATCTTAAACGAGGATGGAAGCGTCGAGCCTGCTTTGATTGCGATGAAATCCACTCAGTTAAAGAAATCAAGGAAGTGGAATTCAATTATGGCAAGCCGCGTCATGCAAGGCCAGAACGGAACCTTTACTCCGCCACGATATAGTCACATTTACCACTTGAAGACTATTCAGGAAGAGAACTCAAAGGGATCTTGGCACGGTTGGGAAATGTCTTTGGAGTCTCAGATTGAGGATGCGGGTATGTATCATCAAGCTAAGAAGTTTTCTGAGGACATCACGGCAGGAGAAGTTGTCGTTAAACACGACAATGGAGAGGGTGAGACGAACGGAGATCAAATACCGTTTTAATCATTCTGGGGCGGGGAAACCCGCCCTTCCACCGTGGGAGATTATATGTCAGTTGAAAAGTTTGCAGCCATATTTGAAGGCTTAAAGTCGGCCTATGGCTATTTTAAAATAGAAAAGCAAAAAGCAAATGGAAAACAATCGGGGAATGCCGGAGTAATTCGAGAAGAACCCACTGTAGAATTATTTAAAGAACATCTTGCAGGTAATGGTAGGGGTCTGGGTATAATACCCATTAACGAAAACGATTCTTGTAAATGGGGTTGCATTGATATCGATCAGTACCCGCTTGATCATGCGGCGCTTATTCAGAAAATACGCGGTCTCTCGCTCCCTCTTGTCGTCTGCCGATCAAAGTCGGGCGGCGCGCATTGCTTTTTATTTAGCAATGAATGGGTCTCAGCTAAAGACATGCAAAAAGCCCTTAAGAATATGTCTTCTGCTCTGGGCTTCGGCGAGAGCGAGATTTTTCCCAAACAAATCAAATTACATTTAGATCGTGGAGACGTAGGTAATTTTTTAAACCTACCGTATTACAACGCTGAAGAAGGATTGCGTTACGCTTTTCTTGACGATGCGACTTCAGCTACGTTAGCAGAATTTATTAAGCTGTACGAAACTTATGTAAAAACCCCAGAAGAAATACAGAACTTACAAGTACCCGAAGCTAAAGAAACAAACCTCTTGGCCGACGGACCACCGTGCTTACAGATACTTAGCCGTCAAAAAATATCGGAGGGCGGTAGGAATAACGGATTGTTTAACATGGGAGTTTACTTACGTAAGGCTCACCCAGATAGTTGGGAGAGCGAGATATTAAAGTACAATCAAGAATACTTTCAGCCGTCGCTTCCTTTGGCGGAAGTCAACATTGTAGCGAAACAACTGTTAAGAAAAGACTATGCATATAAATGTGGTGATGCTCCTATTAACGCTCATTGCAATAAAGATTTGTGCCGGACACGGAAGTTTGGAGTCGGCGCGGCAGTGGCGGGAGCCACCATCGCCAACTTACGAAAGTACAATTCCACGCCACCAATATGGTTTATGGATGTCAACGGAGAACCGTTAGAGCTAGACACTGACGGATTGATGAGCCAAGCTTCTTTTCAAAAGGCTTGCCTTGAGCAACTTAACTTTATGCCCCGTTCGATGAAGCGTCAGAACTGGGAAGGTCGTGTCAGTGGTTTGCTATCCGAGATGAAAGAAAACGACGGAGCAATCATTGAGGTCTCACAAGACGTTACATCCTCTGGTCAATTCTACGATTACCTTGAAGAGTTTTGCACAAACATGCAACAGGCTCAGGACAAAGAAGAGATACTATTACGTCGCCCTTGGTCTGATGAAGAAACTTCTTGTACGTTTTTTAGATTGAAAGACTTTGAAGACTTCTTAAAGAAAAACAAATTCTTTGAGTTCAGACGAAACAAGATAGGTAAATACTTACGGGATATTCAAGGAGAAAACACCGTTATGAAAATTAAAGGTAGAGCTGTTCGGGTTTGGAAAATACCTAGTTTTGACAACGCCGATGTAGAGATAAACATCCCATCATTCAGACAAAAGGAGTCTCCATTTTGAGCGATTTAGATTATGACAAAAGAGCCAAAGACATGTATCAAATGCACGTTAATGAGTATCGAACTCTGACTGCAATTGGTAAACGATATGGCCTAACTAAAGAGCGCGTTCGACAGATCGTGAACAAATACAAAGAAGGATTGGTGGATGTACAGGATATTCGGACCTCCGGGAACAGGGAAGACAACTAAGCTACTCAACATGGTGGACAAAGCCCTTGAGGACGGAATCCATCCGAATGAGATTGCTTTCCTAGCCTTTACTAGAAAGGCCGCAAACGAAGCAAAGGAACGTGCCTCGGTTAGATTTAATTTAGATCCTAAAACGGATCTGACTTATTTTAGAACCCTGCACAGTCTTGCTTTGGCTCAGACCTCAATTAAATTTGAGAACATTATGAGTGAACAACACTATAAAGAATTGAGCAATTCGATTGGGATCGTGCTTAACGGCACACGGCCCACGGATCTATACGATGATCTACCTACCGCATCGAGTAAAAAAGATCCGATCCTTGGCCTCATTAATCTAGCTCGATTAAAAAAGGTTTCCCTGAGAGAGGAATACAACAAAAGTTCTGTCGATATTCCTTGGAACACCGTTGATTACGTTAATCGTGCTTTTTCTGATTACAAAAGAAATATGGGGCTTTACGATTTTACCGATATGCTTGAGATGTTTATTGCGGAAAGCGATAAATGTTGCCCTAAGTTTAAGCTTACTTTTTTAGATGAAGCTCAAGACTTATCTGCTTTGCAATGGGACATAGCTCGCATCCTAGATAAAAACTCAGAGCGTATGTACTGCGCGGGGGATGATGATCAGGCTATTTACAGATGGGCCGGAGCGGACGTAAATCAATTTATTATGCTTGAAGGTGGATCAGAAACATTAGAACAATCGTATCGAATCCCAAGTTCTGTTCACGTCGTAGCAGAAAACGTGGCGAAAAGAATTCACCGCAGATTTCCGAAAACTTATCTACCTAGACAAGAAAGCGGAGCGGTAGAACGAATAAACACCATTGATGCTTTGGACCTATCCAAAGGCAATTGGTTAATATTAGCGCAAGCGGGATACCATCTCCAAGCAGTAGCTTCTGATTTAAAATCAAATGGTTACCTGTTTAATTACAAAGGGCATCGCTCAATTGGCGAAAAATTATCCGAAGCTGTAAACGGTTGGGAAAGTCTTCGCAAGGGTAAAGAAGTGTCTGGAGCGGTTGCTCGAAAGATTTACAATTATATGGCCGCTGGTAACCGTATCCAACGCGGGTTTAAAAAACTACCCGCATTAGAGGACGAAGAGTTTGTTACTCTGCAAGGCTTAATAAACAATCACGGTCTATTAGCTACTAAAGATATGATCTGGTCAGAGGCAATGGATAAAATACCTGAGACCGAACGAGCATACATCACGGCGTTGTTAAGACGGGGCGAGAAGTTTAATGCCACGCCTCGGATAACAGCGTCCACGATCCACGGATCAAAAGGTGGAGAAGCGGATAACGTTGTACTGCTCACGGACCTGAGTCCTGCCGCAGAAAGCGAGATGCATATTAATCCTGACGATATGCACCGTGTTTTTTATGTCGGGGTAACGAGGGCTAGACAAAATCTATACATTGTTGACCCCGAAGATATCGGAAGGAGTTACCACTTATGAACTGTTGGTATTGTAATCATGAGTTGATTTGGGGCGGCGATCATGACATTGACGAAGAGGATGATATTTTTGAAATAGAAACAAATTTAAGTTGTCCTTCATGTAAAGCATTCGTATTAGTTTTTAAACCAAAAGAGGAAGCAATTGAAAATGATGAAGTCTGAAGAAAAAGATGTGGACTACGCTGAGTTTTATTTAAAAGCACAAAAAGAATTTAAGCAGATAGCCGACTGTGTAAATAAAAGAGATTATTTTCAAGCTGAAAAACACGCCATGAATGCAATGGTTGACATGAAAATGCTTTGGAACAGTTTAATAATTCTTAAAGAAAAACATTTAAAACTCTGGAGGGATAATGAACAGGGCTGACTTACTTAAAAAAGCAGACGATTTGATCAAGGGGGATCGAGCAAAAGATTATGGTGATGCTTATGAAAATCACGATAAAATAGCTAAAGGATGGAACGTAATAGCAAAGTCAGCAATTGAAAGTCATGGGAGGATCACACCATCTCACGTTGCCCTCATGATGGATTGGGTAAAGACGGCACGTCTTTTAAACACAATAGACCACGAAGATTCGTGGATCGACAAGGCAGGGTACACCGCGCTTGGAGGGGAATTCTCCCCAAAGGACAAAAAGTAAAGAGAGGTTTGTATGGCAGGAAACTTGCAGATGGCCATGTTCGCTCCAAAAAGCGAATGGATACCCCCGATGGAATTGCCAGACATCACAACCGCAAAAAAAATTGCTATCGACGTAGAAACGAGAGACCCCGATATTAAAACTAATGGCCCAGGATGGGCTACAGGAAACGGGGAGGTTGTAGGCTATGCCGTAGCCGTAGATGGATGGTCAGGATACATCCCGATTCGCCATCTTGGTGGGGGTAATTTAGACGAAAAGATTGTCAACAAGTGGCTGAAAAAAGTCTTCGAATGTCCTGCCGATAAAATTATGCACAACGCTCAATACGATGCGGGGTGG